AGGCCTTGATTAGTAGCAGCAGCAGGATATACATCAGCGAATGCTGCACCTGTGTAAACCTGTAATTTATCGACATCAGTTAAATAGGTAAGCATTCCCTCTTCGAAGTTAGCTGTACCGATAGCAGATGATCGTGCAGCAGTACCACCGAATACCATTACTGCTTGATCTTGCAAATAATTCTGCACATTCGATGCACTTAAAACTTCACCAGCTGTAAATACTCTGTAGCCTGAGCCCATTTAGAAACTCAACCTTCCATCGTCTAGTAGTCCGAATACTGTGTCATCTAGAACTAAACTCGCATAGTCTAATGTCTCGAAGCCGTATGTAATTCTGTGAGACATAGGTACTATCTCATGATCTATTCTAATGATAGTTGCGTACTTGTCTATCTGCGTGCCAGTTTGATTAGGTGTGAACTTAATCTGTGCTATGTCACCTATCTCCAGTGATAGCACTGCTGTCTGATTAGCAGACGATAAATCCTCTAAGGCTACAGTCAAAGACTCGAACCGATACTCAGGCTCTGAGTACTTACCTAGCAGATAATCAGCTAAATCCTGAGCATCAGCATCAGTATTCATCAAAAGCCCCGATTGGACTAACGCTACGACCCCATACGAGTTCTGACTATCAGAATCTGAGGCTGTGGCTGTACCACCACTAGCACGCTCAATCTGAATAAAGTTGTATAAAAGTTCCGACCCATAAACGACCTGCACATCCACAAATGGGACACCTGTACCATCATCTGTGAAAGCGACTAGCCCTGTAGAAACTGGGGCATCAGTCCTATCCTTAAAGACGATAGACCCATCAGCACCCATAAATAATGCACCAGGCTCAGAGAAATTAACCAACTGGAGATAGTCCAGAGCATTAGTACCATCACTAACCACATCAGCCTGTAATGTCATCCCACCTGTCTCTAAATCTCTTAGCGATGCAGGCCAGTTAATCTCTGACCTGTCCAAAACTGCAGCAATACGAGCACCAGTTAGCTGAGATGTAGCTGTGTGTGCTGTCAGTACCTGCTGTGCAAAATATGTGAAACCATCCGAGATAACTGCACCAGCTGTCGAGTAACCTGATACGTCATATGTGAGATTCCAGTCATCTATTGACCCATAAAATACAGCTGAACCACTGGTCGTGATTCTTACTGTACGTCTAGGGATAATCTGACCAAAATAAGGACTGGAAGCGTTTAGAGGATCGAATGCTCTGTCTTGGTTAATAAAAGTGACTGCAGCATTTCCAGCTGTGAACTTATCTAACTGTCTAGATTTACCACGATTGATATTGACACTCAGTACATCATCTGAGACATCATAAAATAATGTTCCACCTAATGTGTAGGTCGTATTATCTAGCACTCCCTGGACAGGATCATCTAATATAAAGAACGGCCCACCTAAAGCTGATAAGTCGAATCCGATTTCTACTTTAGTACTGGGTGCTGGCATTAGGCACTCGCAAAGACTGGGCCTGAGGTTTTCTCAAATTTCTTAATGGCATCCACAATAACTCTGCCTACAGATGCACCATCAGTTCCTATACCAGCATTAACTGTGATGTTGTAAGTGTTACCTAATGCTCCACCTGCTTTATTAAGAGGAATAATTGCTTCTGGGCCTGCCTCACCGACCATACCCATCATTGGTTGAGTAACAATCCCACCTTTTGCAAACTTAGTGATTCCAAATGCCTGTGCTAATGCTGTGTAAGATCTAGCAGCAGCATCAGACCTGCCACCCATCTGTGATGCAATCTTGGAAACTGCGCTAGTAGTTAATCTTGATGTGTCAATTTTTGGTTTAGCTGTAGGTGTTACACCTTTATCTGATTTAGGTTTTACTACCTCTGCTGATGGTGCACCATTTCCACCTGTTGTATTAACTAACGCATCATATGCTGCACGTGCTGCAGATAATTGAGAGAGGATTCCATTAACTAATGCCTGCGCACTATCGACACCAGCCTGATAGAAATTCTGTGCTCCCTGTATTCCAACCTCATCAGCTACAGCAGCGACAGATGCAACTAGCTCATTTATCTGCTGTACGACTGTGCTACCACCCAGGATGATTTGATCTGCGATTAACGTGCCTGACTCGAACCCTGCGTCTAATACCTGTCTAATACCACGCTCAGATAGTCCTAATTGGATGAGCTGTTTAACTTTGTCTGCAAATGTTTTGGCAGCATTAGCCTGACTGACCAGACCCTGTACGAAGTTACCTGACTCCAATGCACCACCGAAGTCGATTACATCAGTAACTGACCCAGATATGGTGTCTTTCAAATCATCAAATTTATTTTTTACAGAATCCAGCTGTGACTCAGCACTTTGTAATGATTTCTCTAAGTCATCGACAATAGCCTTAGCAGCATCCTGCGCTGCTTTCTTCTGCGCTTTCATAGCCTCAGTAACCTTGTCAGCTGAGTCTGCAGTCTTATCGTATTCATTAGTCAAATCATCTAGGGCAGGTGTTAGAGATCCGATAGCGTCAGTAACTGCACCCACAGCATCTATATTGTAATTAAGTTCTGACCTAGTTTTACGATTAGCAGCACCGAACTTATCTATGGCAGCATTAGCAGAATCAAATGGTTTAGTGAAATCGACCTCAGCTAAAGCCTGTGCATCTTTCTTAAATGTTTTAATCGCTGGCAATAGATATCTGTTATATGTACGTACGAACTCATTAACTAACCTGGTGAGAGCATCAGCGACTACGTTAAATGTGTAGACGAAGATTTGACCGATACCTGCAGCGATGTTAAATACAGTCAGTTTCAGATACTCGAATCGCATAATGGCTAGGGCTATCAGTGCAATAGCAGCACCTATACCTAACACGATATATGTGAATGGGTTAAGTGCTAGAGCAATATTTAGTGCGATGACTGCTGCTGTGGTTCCTGCTATGACTGCTGTCAGTGTTACGAATACATCTGAGTTGTCAGCTATAAAGTTAAAGATTTTCTCCACGATAGGTGCTAGACGCTCGAATGCTGGTAATAACTGCTGACCAAGAGCCTCTTTCATTTCACCGAATCTGATTTTCATCTTCTCTGATGCTGTGGCTGTAGCCTCAGCTGTACCACCGACCTGAGTCTCAATGGCTTTTAATAGCACATCCTGAGCCTCTAATAATTTCCCTGACTCGACTAGAGCCTTAATCTTTTCCTTTTCAGCATTTGTAAATGTCACACCAGATCTAGCGAGTGCAGTGATACCTTTAATCGGGTCCTGTAACGCTTTACCTAATTGTGTCGCTGACTGCTCAGCCTCACCGAATCCTGCTGCTGCTAAGTCAAATGCTGCACGTGTGGCTCTATCGAACGCACCATTAGTTTGATCTATAGTTTTTGTAAGATTTTTGAATGTTGCTAATTTTGCCTGCACTAACTTAATAGACTCATCTTCTTTACCTATCTGAGTCGATAGGGCATCTGCGTAATCTAAGACTCGATTGGTCGCATTAGCGTAACCCATTTGTTTCAGAACGTTAGCGAGTCGTCTATTAGCGACCTGGGCTTCCTCAGCCGCTTTAATTGTAGAAAATGCACCAGCTGTTATCGCTGCAAATGTTGCTGCTGCTGGAACAGCTAGAGATTTAATACCAGCCTTGAATTTATTAAATCCACCCTCAGCACGTCTGATATCAGACATCGCTTTATTAAGTCCAACAGGGTTCCACTGGGACAGAATCGGAATAATAATTGCCATAGTGAGTTAAGTCTAAACCACTAAAACGACTAGCGATAGTCTAGTCAAGAATGCGATAGTCAGACGATTTAGCGTTTGATTTTATCTCTAGTCGCTGATTAGCCCCAGAAGAATACTTAGCGATAGAACGCTTCAGACCTACAGTTACCTCATCTATATACTGCTCAGCTACAGGCCATATAAACCTAGATGGTCGTCTACCAAATCTGAAATTTAGAAATTCTATAAGTGCAGCACCTGACGCTGATCTACCAGATGGATTCTTCCTACCAGCCATATCAGCTATCTCTATCGCAGCAGATGTAGTACGCACAGATGCTAAAGTCGATAACCCTTTACGCTTACGTGCAGATATACGAGCATTAACTCTGATGCTTCTAAGTGATGGGCCTAATCTCCCACGATTAAATCCACTCGGAAGATTACCTATAACTTCACCTCTGATGTGACCTTTAATAGCCTCAGTCATAGGTCTAATTGTTGTGATCATGTCTTTACGTGCCTGTTTATATAAGTCAGGTTCCATCATGCGCAGTTCAGCTAACACTTCCTGCACACCAACGACTACAGGTGACTCAATTTTTATCCCCATAATTACCTCTGCTTCTTATTAGACTCAGACGCACGCCATCGCAGATACATGGACATCGTATAAAGCATACGATCAGTTTCTTGTAATAATAATGATGGTGCGATACCTGTTTCTACAGCCAGGTATGCAATCATCCAGTGCTCGCTCGAGTCACCGAGCGGCTTTATTTTGGGTCGATCTCGCTAGCTGTTACACCCTCGATATCGTCTAGCCAGTTATCAAAATCTTTCTTAGTAGAACCAGTACGAGATTCTGAGTGCCATGCTAGCCAAAATAAATCAGTCAGTCGCATTTCTTTCTCAAGAGCCACAACTGACCGATTATATTTGTCCTCAAAAGCAACTAGGTCTTTAGCAGAGCAGGTAATCTCTTTAGGATCACCATTTATATATTCAACGCGCAGATTGATTCTCATATTTAGACTGTTCCCCTTGTTACAGTGCCAGTTACAGGCCATGTCACAGAAAATGTTGCTAAATCCCCAACGGATGATGCGAATGGTGAGTATTGGGTAACTAAGCATTCTGCTGTGTATTTTGGGTTAGTAGTTGTAACTGCTGTGCCTGCTGGAATTATCACTACGGTAGCGATAGAACCTACAAGGCCGTTTAATGTTGCGTCTACTGAACCTGCTGCAAAATCTTGCATGAAGTTAAGTGTGACTGATGCTGACTTTAATCCACCTACACGTGTACGGAATGTTCCACCGAACGCTGTGGTTTCTAAGTCGTCAGCCTCTATTGTTAGTTCAGCACTGTTAAGTGATGTGCCAAACTGGGTTCCGTTTATGCTTACGGCATAGTCGGTTGCTGCGAATTTCGCCATTTAATTTCTCCTAGTCTGCGTAGCAGAGGACTTGAAACTCTGCTGATAGATATACTACCTCACCTACGGTTATCTGACCGTAGTTTGTCATCTCAGTTACACGCACATCGAATGCGTTACCACCTAGAGTCTTGTCGCGTTCTACAGCGAGTTTGATACTAGATGTTCCTGTGGATGAACAATATGAGTCTAAATTATTCTGGGCTGATCTCTCATCGACTCTGCCCACGATTACCATGACATTGAAAGCGTAAATCTGCATGCCTTTTCTAAACGCCTCATCGTAGCTGACTGAGCGTGGAATTACGATAGCGACAGGTGGATTTGGATTGTCAGGCATAGTGGATGTGGTGCGCAGACCAGTTATCGTAGCCAGGTTAGTGGCTATCTGTGTACGCAGTGTACTTATGGATGCCATTACGCCATGTTCCTGAGTCGTCTATATGGTGCTACTAGTTGTGCGACATCTGGGTCTAGAGATGATGACACGCGCATAACGCCTAAATCTCCAAAACCTGCAACGCCTAAAGGAGAGTCGAGTCGTTTGAAGATACGTGATGCCTGAATGATAGTCGCCTGTTTAATAGCGATAGGTACTGCTGGCCATCCGAATACAGCAGTTAATTTTACTAAAGCCTCGCCACCAGAAATAGGCCACAGGTAATCTCCGACAGCACGAATACGTGTGTACGGCCACGCTTGACCATCTAGCACAGCATTTAGTGGTTCCAGCTGATAGTCAGTGGTAGCCCAGGTGGTATCAAATACTGCATCTGCATCCATCGCTGTAATTAAAGTGATATTAGATGAGGATATGTCATCTATCTCGCAGACGAAATCATCATCAGCTGTGTAATAGCGTGTGGCAGTACCTGATGAGAAGAACTGTCTACCTGCATAGCCATCTATGAGTCGGGATGCTGACTCGATAGCCATCTCTAGCAGACTGTCGTCTACTGAATCTGTAATACGCAGTGCTGACTTAGTTTCTTGCAGCGAAGCGTATCCGTTTGTAATTGCCATGAAAACTCCTAGTTATTGCTCATAGTCTATCGGTTTATTTACCTATGATGAACTTTTGATCCTGCTCCTGATAGCTGATATTCATGCTCTGCGTGAAATCTTTTACAGCATCCTGCACACCAGCCCACACAGGACTATAATCATCTCCGACTACCACTTTACTGGCTAATGGATACCAGTCCTGTAAATCTGCGAGCACATCACGATACCTGTGACCAGCGTCTATATACACCATATCAACCACGACATGATTTAATCTAATTAATTCTGCTGCTCCAGAAGATGTCATAGGTAATGGTGATATTTGACTATTCAGATAGTGGCTGGTCACGTTAATACAGAACTGATCATAGATGCTACTAAAATTATTAACCAGGTCACGATTGTAGTCATCCCATAGGGCAGAGTTGGAACCTAGAAAAGTGTCTACACAGATTATGTCAAAGTCTGTATCTTTCATTAGTGATGCCATATGTAAGGCTGATGCACCTAACCATGAGCCCACTTCGATTATCGTCTTAGGTTTATATCTTTGAATCACATCTGTAAAGACTGAACTATCGGACTGCCATCCCTGTATCTCAGTCTCACCATGTTTTATCGGTGTACTCAGATTGTATTTAGATTTAAAATCTTTCAGATTCATAACGCTAATATCTCTGCTCTATTATTTGCATCTGCATCAGCCCAACCAGACATAGAGTAATCAAAATCTTTACGATAGTAATAGCCCACTTTATTAGCCCACTCGAAACGCGCACCCATCTTAGCTGACGTGCGCCACATAGCCCAATCAGTAAATGCTAAATCCCTGTATGGATTCTGCTGCCACCATGATCGTCTAATAGGTGACCCACAGCAGAAATAGCAGTGCTCAGATGATGCTATCTGCTCATTAGTTAATCTAGGTGGGAGATAATTTTCTGTACCATTTACATCTATGCCGACTAACCAAATGTCACAGGTCTGCTCCATCAGATTCTCTAAAGCATGAGGTTTAATACGATCATCTATATCCAGCACCCATATCCACTCTGTATCTGTGTTACGTGCAGCACTATTCCAGTACCAGGGTGAACGCCATTTCCATCCGACTGCAGGCTGAGACACTATCTGCTCAGCGTTTATATTTCTTAATCTGTCACCAGCACATATCACACGCTTCGGTGCGATAGTTAAATTATTTATAGCCTCAGACCAGCCATCTATAAAGTGATCATATTTGTCACCATAAACTGCTGTAATTATTGTGACATCAGCTACCATCTAGATGGCATCCCTAATGTGGACTGACGATCATCATGATAAATCCAGGTGATTTCAGGGTGATGCTTAATAATTCTGTCATGTGCTACTAGGCGTTGTATAAGTAGAAAATCATCGCCTATGCGATTACCACCACTATCTAAAATCATGGATTCAGGTTCATAACCCTCTGAGAAGCCCCCAGCTCGTTTAATCGTAAGTGTTTTTGCTATCCAAGTTATAGGGACCTGGTGAACATCATCATTAGACCATGCCACGCCAAAATATCGTTCAAGGTGACCAGCATTACCAGAAGTCTGATATCTAAACCAGGGATACACTAAATCAGCATCCGACTCTGTAATACATTTGTAGATTACCTCAATATGCTGAGGTAGCAGTTCATCATCATCATCCAGTACAGCTACATATTTAGTCTTAACTTTTTTTAATAGTTTATCTTTTATCGCTGCTCCACCTAATTTATTACTATCTTCCATAATCAGATGTGCTGCAGGTTGCAGTGTTTGTGCTTCTACACTCTTAACTGCT